CATGAAGTTACTGATTCTTTTGATTGCGGTTTGCGCGGGCCTTTCCGCGCAGGAACTGACGCTGACGCTGAAGGCTGCGGACGGCACGACCACGAGCCGCACTATGAGCGGGCCTGCCGTCGTGGCCGGGCTGCAGATCCTTGAGGGCTATCGACAGGACCAATGCGCCGACGTGGTGCGTTCAGCAACGGGGTGCTCGACACTGCGGTACTCGTCTGTGCTCGACGCGATCCGGGGGATTCTGGTGGATGCAATCGTTTCAATGAGCGACCGCTACCCGACGACCGCAACGGCAGCGCTGCGAGCCGCTAAAGCGAAGGCTGAAGCGGATCTCGCGGCGGCAAGGCGCGCGCTCGAAACGGCGGCTCGGCAGTAGCGGTAAAACACCCTCATGGACCCGATCATCATCATCATTGAGCTGGCTGCGTACTTCGGCATCCAGCTCTAAACCGATAACCAACAGCGGCGCTGCTCCCTCGCGACAGCGCCGCTATCTGACCAGGAGCCTTTCATGAAATTCATCCTAGCCCTCACCCTCGCCGCCGCCGCCTTCGCCCAGGACCAGTCGAAGGTCGAAATCACCATCACCCTCGCCAACGGCACCAAGCTCGTCGAGTCGATCAGCGGCCCACCCGCTGCGGCGGGAATCGAGACAGTTAGCCTATGGATGGCGACACAGACCGAATGCCGCACAGTGGCCGAGATCCCCGCCGAGACGGACGCCGAGGGCAACGTGACGAAGCCGGGGAAGCCTGCCGGGCAGGAGTGCAAACCGAAGTACGACTCAGTTGCCGACGCGCTGAAGCACATGGTCGTGAACTCGGCGTTGTCGCTGGCGCAGCAGTTCCCGAGCAAGGCTCTTCAAGCCGACATCCTCGCGCTGCGGCAACAGATGGCAGCGATTGAGGCCAAGCGGAAGGCGTTGGCTGAGGCGGCGCTGGGGCAGTAGGGTTAAACTGTTTTAATATACAAAACCATTGCAATTCGTAAGTTTTTCATGCTAAAAATTAAGCATGGAGAAACGAAACATTGCAATATCGTTGAGCCCTGAGGCGCACGGCAAGCTAATCGCTGCTGGCCGCGCCCTCGGGCTCACCCCGACCGCCATGGCGCGGTTGCTGGTATTGAAAGGCCTGGGCTCGTCGGTTCCGGCGCTTGACGAGGCGCGGGCGTGACACCCTCCACCGCCCTAACCATCCTTCACATCGTCGTCACCCTCATGACGGCCGCGATGCTACTGACCGATTTCGGTCACCCCGCTGTCCGCGCCACGGCAGCGCTGTATCTGCTCGCCGAGGCATGGCTGGAGGCTTACCAGTCATGATCTCGTATGAGGTGTTCCGCAAGCGCATCGAACGCGAGCGGCGCAGCAAAGACGCGCTGATCGTGGGGCTTGGTTTGTCGATAGTGCTCAATTGGGCACTGGCGGTTTACATTTACACCTGTCTCTCGCACTGAGCGCCGCTCGCGGCGTTCGGTGAGGCCGACAGGCCTACGAGGCCCGCAAGGGCGCACTCCTTGGGTTGAGCATGGCCGCCTGTCTTTACAGGTGGGCGGCCGATTTTTGTCTGGAGGACAACATGAATAGCAACGATACAGCACGCGCCATGGTCGAGCACTATATGCGACTCGGCGCGGCCAAGGCAGAACAGGAGCGCCAGTGGCGCGAGGTGGCCGGCCAGATCTCAAAGGGGTATACCCGGACGAGGTGGATTGTGGATTCCGCTGGCCGGTCCCCTGGCGTCACTGCCAGCCGTCCGATGGACGGTAAATCAATGAGGAGGATCCCCACAAAGAAAAACACGAAGTGGTAGACGACCCGACTACTGAGCCCCCGGTTGAGCAGCTGGGGGCAACTGAAACGAGGAGGAATATGGACAGGACTAGATTCATCGGCGGCTCCGACCTGGGCCACATCGTCAACGCCCCGCCCTACGGCTGCGCCCGCAAGTTGTGGTATCAGAAGCGCGGCGTCGAACCGGACTACGAAATCGAGTTCCGCGGACACCTCATCCGCGGCACCAAACTGGAGCCGCTGATTGTCGAGGAGTATCAGGAGCGCACGGGCCGCAAGGTCAGGCGTACCGGGTCGCGGTTCGGCGAGCAAGACTGGCAGGCCGGGGCGATGGACCGCATGATCGTTGGCGATCCACGTGGGCCGGGCGTCCTCGAATGCAAGACGGCCAACGAACGGGCGTTCCGCGTGTTTATGCGCGAAGGGCTACCGCTGTCGTACCAGCTTCAGATCCAGTGGTATATGGGGCTGGCTGGGTATCGGTGGGGTGCGTTCGCGGTGCTGGAGCCGTCGAACTGGCGCTTCGAGACGTTCGAGGTCGCGTTCGATCCCTCGGCCTACGAACTCGTCCGCGAGATGGCCGTTCAATTTTGGTCGATGGTCGGCGGCTGCGGGGAACCGGACCGTCTGCCGGTATCAGATAAGCGGTGCGGCAAGTGCGAGTACCGGCATAGCTGTCAAGGCGCCGCCTTATTGGAGCGCGTTGACGTGGACGAGGACGCCGAGACGATCGCGGGGCTGGGCAGCATCGCCGCCGAGTATCTCGCCCTGCGCGACGTCCGCGACGAGGCCGAGGAGGCCATGGAGGCATTGAAGGCCGACGCCGCCGCCATGATCGGGGACGCGCCGGGCGGGGTGGCGCCGGGGTACCGGATCTCGTTCGCGCCGCAGGTTTCGCAGCGGGTCGATACCGTTGCGTTGAAGAAGTTTTACCCGGACATCTACGCGGCAGTGGTTAAGCCGTCGGTGTCCCGGCCATTCCGCGTGTTCCCGGCGTGACGGGGAGAGGAGACATATGAGCACACTTACAGAGCAAATTCAGGCGGCGCAACCCGCTGCCGCCCCGGAGCAGCCAAAGCGGTCGCTGCTGGACGACATCACCGACGCGACCCTCAAGAGCCGCGCCGACCAACTCCGCATCGACGCCTTCGAGGCCGGGCGGCGTTCGCAGGCGCTGGGCATCCCCGCCGCGCAGATCGAGTTGAAGTATATGTACGGACGCGACTACGGATTCAACGAGGCCCAGTCGCTTCAGTTCATCCACCTCATTCCGCAGGGCGGGATGCTGATTCCGGCACTCCACTACAAAGGCCGGGCGGTCCTGCTGCGGCGCGGCGGGTACAACTGGAAGGTGGTCGAGCACGCCGAGAAGGTAGCCGAGTACGCCTTTTACTTCATGGGAGAAGCCATGACCGACGAGGCCGGCAAACCTCTGCGGATTCGGTACACGCTGGAGGACGCTACGCGGAGCGGGTTGGTGGCGCGGTCGCGGGGCAAGGACAACAAACCGGGTACCTACGACCAGTTTGGGCACGAGATGCTGTTTGCCCGGATGCTGTCTCGGTTCCATGCGTTCCACGCGTCCGAGGTCGCGGGCGGCGCGGCGGTGGATACCAGCGATTCGCTGATTCAGTCGGTGGTTGAGGAAACCGAAAGCCGCATGGGCGCCGCTACCGCACTCGCCGACAGGTTGGCTGAAATCAAGGGGGCTGAATGATTGCCCAGAACTTGCAAGACAAAACGTGGTACGACGTTCGCATCGTCGGCCTTCGGAGGGTGGAGTTAGGCCAGAACGGCACGCAGGCGCTCGAGGTGGTTGTGCGGTTCGCCGACGATTCGCAGGCCAGCACGACTCTGTTCCTGACGCCGAAATCACTGGGCAACACCCGCAAGCGGCTCGAAGCCCTAGGCGCAACCGAGGCCGACCTGACTGGTGGCGACTGGCTGCGGAAGTTGAATGCGCGGCTGGCTGACGCGCAAGCGTCGGTGGTGGCTGAGGAGCAGGAGAAGTACGGACTGCGGTTGAACGGCCCGTTCCCGCGTGGCGGTGGTTCGGCGGCGCGGGAAGTCGAGGCAGGGCCTTCGCCGTTTGCGGCGATTGGCGATCAGGACGTGCCATTTTAGGCACCCAGCCGGGGCGGGAAGCCGCCCCGTATTCGAGGAGGAAACATGGAATTAGCGAAGCAATTATATCCGGGTACCTTTGATGATGGTTGCTATGGTCCATCTGACTACACGCCAATCATTGAGCACTGCGGAACGGTGATCGAGCGGCACGACGACGAATCCTACCAAGGGGACACTCGAGTGCTGCTGCTAAATGATGGCCGATTTGGCTATCTAGAAATCGGTTGGGGGTCCTGCTCTGGCTGCGATGCCTTGCAAGGATGTGAGTCGTGGGGGCAACTGCAAGAACTGATCGACGCGATAACGGCGAGCGTTCGTTGGTTTGATTCAAAGCAAGACGCTCTGGATTGGTTCAAGCAGCACGACTGGGAAGGAGATTACAATCCTTGCCGGGAATGGATTGACAAGTGCGTTGCTGGTTTGGAGGAAACAGCCTAATGCAAATCATAGGAGCAGTGATCGTCCTCGCCGTCTGCGCCCTCGGCCTGGCGCTGCATCAGTACGGGCGGGCAACGGTATGGCTGGTCATCGCCACCCGCGCCAAAGCGAACCACGAGGCGGCGCTGCTGCGCGAGCGCCGGACGGCGGAGTTGCGGGCGGAGTGGGGGGTGGTGCGGTGACCATTGATGACTGGAGAGCACAATACCACGGCTTGAGCGCTAAGGTTGAGCGGCTGCAGAAGCATGAGGCGTGGGCGCAATACCGTCTCGCCGCCGTCGAGGCCGAACGGGATGCGGCGCGGGCGGAGGCGGAAGCCGCGCTAAATGCGTCGGGAGAGAACGCAAAGGCATGGCTTAACTGCGTCAACGACGCTTCAGCGACTCGTACTAAGCTGTATGCCGAGATTGGCCTTCGCGAGCAGCGCATCAAGGAACTCGAAGCCAAGTGGAAGCGCGAAGAGTGCGCCCACTGCGACGAGCGTATTGGGGGATACCAAAACACCATCTGGTGCGCTGAGTGTTTCGAATGGTACTTGCGCGAGTCCGAGAAGGAATACATCCAGCAACTTCAGTCGGACCTCCTCGCCGCCCAGGCCGGGGAGGCGCGGGCGGTGGAGGCGCTGGATGTATTCGCCAGAGCATACCGAGTCAGTATGCTGCCATTTGCGCCCGGAATCGACGAGGCTGATGGAGCGCATCACTGGATGCCGCATGGCTGGCCTTCGGTGGCTGACTTCAAGCTTGCCAATTCCGTATTGTCGGACTCTTCCGCCCTCGCATGGCTCGCCAAGCAGCGGGCCGAGGCGGCGGCGGAGGCGTTGGAGGGGATCGCCAAGGAGAACGGAACGGACGGAGGGAAGGCGTACTACGCCAGCGTCGTGTACCGGGAGTTCCCAGACCGGCTGACTATGCGCATCGGCGTGGTTGAGGCTGGCGACTTGATGATGCGTGCTGCCGCCCTCCGCGCCGGGGCGAAGGGAGGGGTGGATGCCTGAGCGCGACCCGAAGAAGGACCCGAAGCCGGGGGACGTGGTGCGCCTACGGAACGGCGTAGAGGCAGAGTGCCACGTGGCCCGCGATGGCTGGGTGTGGGCGGCGCTCAGCAGTGGCCGCCAAATCTGCATCAAGCTATCTGGCTGGATTAACGACTGTTCGGACGCGGAGGTGCTCCATGTCGCTGACTAACGCCCAGAAGGCGCAGCGGCTGGAGGAGATGGCGAACGTGTGCATTGGTTCCGACGCCGCCCTCCTCTTCGAATGCGCGGCGATGTGGCGGGAGCGGGGCAAAGTGCAGTGGGTGAAAGTTGCCGGTTCAGCTACCCGACACATGGCGCTATATCGCGGCTGGCTTTTGGAAATTGACAAGAACCGGGGTTGGTGGAATTGGTCGGTGGAGGCTGGCAATTTCTGTTATGGAAGTGACGCCGACTCCCTCCAAGCCGCCCAGGCCGCTGCCGTCGCGTGGGGGGACGAGCAGGAGGGAAGGCCGTGAGCGACCGCCAAGCCGCCGACGACCGCGACGATCTGGCGCGGGAGCAGCGGGAACAGAGACGAATGAGAGAGGAGTATTTGGAAGATGAGGAGAACAGTTATGGAAAAAGTTGATTTAGACGCGCTGGAAGCGGCGCTGGCAAAGGCTACGCCGGGGGAGGCGCGACTGCTGCCTAACGGCGGGGCCAATATGGTTGAAGACGCAACGTACTGGGGCGTGTTAGCTGGGCGCGGTTTTTACGATGGCCCAGAACGAGGTGGTTTCGACCTCACGGGTTACATTGGCGAGGCTGATGCCAAACGCCTTGTCGTGTCTTACAACGCCCTCCCCGCCCTCATCGCGGAGCTACGGGAGTTGCGGGCACGGACGACGCCGGAGGTGATTGGCGAAAAGCACAAGGACGGGAACTGGTGGCTGGTGTGGGATCCGGGAATGGAGCAGTGGATGAAGTGCCGATTCGAATGCGAGCAATGGAACAAGAGTGGCACAATGCGCGAGCCGTTTTTTGGCATCCCCACCCACGCCCTCCCGCTCCCGCCCGCCCCGGAGGCCCAATGAGGCCGCCCGATCAAGCCCGGTGGAACCCGCGACCGGGAGACGTTGCGCGCAACGGGAAGGCAGAGCGGACGGTGGTGGACCGGGGGCATGACACGGTGACATATCGTTGCCCGATGACTGGCCGGCTGGCGACCTGTACGCTGCGGGCCTGGATTGATTGGGCCGAGGAGGTGATCCATGCAGAGCAATAGGAATCCGCTGGTGGACCCCCAGCCGGGGGATGTGATTGTACTTAGGCAGGGGTGGACTCGGACAGTGACGCGCCGCGTTGATGATTGGATCTTATTCGAATCGGTTTTCGACAACCGCCACCACAAAGGCATTGGGTGCTATTTGGCGTTTTGGCGACGCGCCTGTGAACTGCCGACGGCGTATGTCATCCGGCGCGGGGAGGACGCATGAAGACGGCGCTGATGGTATTGCACTTCGCTTGTGAAGGGGCTGTTCTCCTGCTTTTGGGGCGGCACGTAATGATGGCTGAGAATGCCTTGGTGATTCGGGCCGTTGCGTTCGGGTGCTGGTGTTGGGTGGTCATCGTGGGGGCTATCGTCGGCATATGGATCAAGAACACCTTTTGAGACACGCTCGCGCTCAGCAACTGCGCTGCGCGGAACAATTCGCGGACCCCGGCGCGCGCCTAGGCCTGCATGACTGGTTCGCAGAGGAATTTTTACTGGAGGAAGAGATGAGGAAAACGAAACCGCCGCTGACCTTGGAGCAGCAGCGGGCATTAGTACAAACGCGGCGCACGGCCACACTGGCGGCGTTGGCGTCGGTGCGCGGTGCATCGACGCCGCATGACGTGCATGAGCGCATTCGGGCGGCGGAGGTGGAGGCAGGGTTGTGGGTGGATGCGGTGGAGAAGGTGAGGAAAATGGAGGCCAGTGCGGGTATGCCTGCGGCGCGGCGGGGGGAGGTGGCGGGATGACCCTCCCCCAACTCCACATCGAAGCCGCCCTCGCCTCGCCCACGGTCAAGGCCGAGATCATCGACCTCGTCTACCGCAACGTGGCCGACTGGGCGTGGCCTGCGGCGTACCTGAAGATCGCGCCGCCGGAGGAATGGCGGAAGGCGGTGAAGGCATGACGGCCAGCGCCGGATACATCGAAATGCAGGGGCTGGGCGTGTTTTGCCTGGATTGCGAAAGGCAAGTAGACGTTGGCAGTGTGCATAGCCTGGCAGGGGCATGGCCCGCAAAATACTGGGCGTATTGCGTCTGCACGGATTCGCCAGCGTGCGCATCGCGGGACGAGGCTCTCGCTGCGTGGAAGGCGGTGAAGGCATGACGGCCGCCGAGAAAGCACGCCGCATGGAAGACATGGCAGAGCACCCGTACAGCTACAACATGAGCAAACGCGATGCCGAGATCGCCGCCGAATGCGCCGCCCACTTCCGCGCCCTTATCCCCGACGCCAACGGGCTGCTGCCGTGTCCGATGTGCGGGGCGAGGGCGCTGGTCATGCGGGAGCAGCATAAGGGCATGACGTGGTACCGAGTCCAGTGCGATGAGTGCGCCCTGATCACGGCCAGGAAGTACGTTATGCCAGACGCCATCGCCGCATGGAACCGCCGGGGAGGGGTGGCGTATGAGTGAGCACACGATTACCGTTCCGATTGACGCCTGGAAGGCGCTCGAATTGATCTGCGACGCCATCAACGACCCGGACTCGCTTCACGACATGGTCTACGCGGCTTTTCGGGCTCACGTCACCGACTGGGCCGAGCATGGGTGGGAATTACACGCAGTCGTTCTCTGGGACAGTATTTTTGTGACGGCAAGGAGAAAGACATGACAGTAAATGAGAAGTGGTTGATTATCGCTAGATTTATCACGCCTGACAAGCTGCTAGTGGCCCGCGCCGCGTACTTTGCCGGCTACGCCGAGGCCTTGGCGGCGGCGGGGGATTTGGATGGGGCGACGAAGGTGATGGATGAGTTGCGGGAGGGGAAGCCGTGACCCGGACCTGCCGCCACTGCGACCAGCCAGCGGTGTCGTATTCGAACGCGCCGCTGTGCCGCCAGCACTACAACCAGCGCCGCCGGAAAGGCCGCCCGCGCCAGCCACGCCAGCCTTCGACGGTCTGCCGGGAGTGCGGGGCTCCGCGCAAGCCCGGCGTGTTCATCGCCCGGTGCGAGGAGCATTACCGGGTCTACGCCAGGAAGCAGGTGAGGCGCAGCCGGGGAATGGACCCGGACGCGCCGGTGAAGGTGGTTGATACCAGCAAGTGCCGCCTCTGCGACGAGCCGCGCCTGCCTTACGGGGTGATGTGCCGCCAGTGCTTGAGGAACTACGAGGCCGAGCGACGGCGGAAGGCGGGAGTGCAGCCGAGGTCTACAACGTGCGAGACGCCGGGGTGCGGGCAGCCGAAGGCCACGCCGCACGGGAAGTTCTGCCGCGTTTGCTACGACCAGCGGCAGGAGGCTAAGGTCAAGGCGAGCAGCCGGGCGAAGATGTCGACGGCGGCGAAGGCGACCGAGAAGCAGGTGCCGCGCCGCTGGGAGACGGCCTTGCCGGGGCGTGGGGTGGTCGAGCCGGTCGTCGGGCCGGAGGTGTTCGCCAAGCCCGAGCCGATCCAGCCGACGCGGCCGGTGACGCGGATCCGGGCGGCGGATGCGGATGAGCGGGAGGCGCGGGAGCGGGAATGGGCGGAGTGGTTGAGTAGGAGGACGGCGAAGAGAGGAGGATGAACATGAATAGAGGACCAAGAATGAACACCTATGTAGAGATCAGCCACCTAATCGGGCGCACCTGCACCCAGGTGAATGTCATAGGGAACAACACCAACCTCGCAACAAAACCCCTCCGGCGTGGTGACGAGATAGACGACTGCATTATCTTCACAACAGAAGACGGCACACTGTCCATGCGCCATCAACAAACTTGCTGCGAAGCCGTACAAATCAAACAAATAGACGGCGACATCAACGATCTCGTCGGAACACCCATCCTCAATGCATACTGCGAAATAAATGCATGTAGGGCAGAAGAAATAGATTACGGGATAGGGCAATGGACCTTCTATCGCCTCCAAACCGCTAAAGGCCCAGTCGTCATCTCCTGGTACGGAGAGTCCAACGGATACTACTCCGTAAAAGTAGACCTGATATGGATACCGAAAACTGATCAAGAAAGAGGAGAAGAATAATGGATAACGATACGAAGAAGATTTTACTGCTGATCGCACGGGCGTTGCAGACGAGTGCCTTGGCGCAGTCAACGTCTGTATTCGGTCCTGATGCGTGGCAGAGGGATATGGCAGATAGGGCTATGGCCGCTGCCCTCTTTGCCGAGATCGAAAACGAGGAGAAACAGCGAGAGGCTGCTGAAAAGTATATGGAAGAGATCTATCGCAGGGATGACGAAACTGCTGAAAAGTATAAGGAAGAGATCTCGCGCAAGAGCAACGAAGCGGAGAAAAACAATGTCTGAAAACAATCCCCTAACCCAGGGCAGTAGAGTGTGGGTGTTCAACGTCCCATCCAAAAACCCCTCCCCGTCCCATGCTTCCGACCCAGACGTTGTGCCGCTGTCTCAATCTGAGGCCGCCGCCGAAATCCCATCCCCGCTGTATACCATCTCAGCCGGCGCGGGGTTCTACCATAACGTGCCGTTCCCAATCCCTTTTTCGGGCACCTCTCTCCCCGATAACCCTACTGAACTGGTGAAGCATCAGTTTCTGATCTACGAAAGCGACCTCGTTGACGTGGTCGTTGATGAAATCAACTTTCCTAGCCAAGCGATTTCAAACCTGATCCGGTCGAAGCTGGCTACGATTTGCAGCGACGTGGATCGTTACCACTGGAGGGTCTACGCTTCCAGGTTGGATTACGCCGCAATCACCATCACCGCCTACGGGACACCGAAATGAGCAAACCCACCGAAAACGACGTCGAAGCCGACATCCTACGGTTCTTGGTGCGGAATAACTGGATCGTACGCCGCCAGCACAGCGGGATCTTCCGCACGCAGGCCGGTCATCCGATCCGACTTGGCGAGCCGGGGATGTGCGACTGGTCGGCGATGCGGCCTACCGGCGGCCGCGTGGTGCAGTATTTGGAAGTCGAGGCCAAGGCACCGGGGAAGAAGCCGGACCCAAAGCAGCGGGAATACATGGCGAAGCGCAAGCACCAAGGGATCCTGTGCTGCTGGGCGGATTCGGGGCTGGCGTTTGAGGCGTGGTATTACGGGGAGGGGTTTGAGTGATCCAGCAGCTCCGCCCCTACCAATCCCAGGCCATCCTCGAGGCCCGTGACGCCCTCCGCGTTCATCACCGCGTACTGATCGTGGCCCCTACCGGCGCGGGCAAGACGACCATCGCCGCCGACATCATCCGCCGAGCCGTCGAGCGCGGCGGGCGCGTGTGGTTTTTGGCTCACCGTGCGGAGCTCATAGCGCAAGCGTCGACACGCCTCGACCAGTTCGGCATCGGCCATGGCGTCATCATGGCCCAGCACTGGCGCGACAGGCCGCACGAACGGGTCCAGGTGGCGTCGGTCCAGACGCTGGTGAACCGCGACGTGGACATCCGGCCTTCGCTGATCATCATCGACGAGGCGCACCGAGCAACGGCCAACTCGTATCAGACGGTCATCGAAAACGCAGGCAAGCCGCGCGTGATCGGGCTGACCGCCACGCCCATCCGCGGCGACGGCAAAGGCCTTGCTTCCATGTTCGACGCTATGGTCCAGTGCCCGACCATCGGCGAACTCATGCGCGATGGGTATCTGGTGCCCGACCGGGCCTTCGCCGGCAAGCGGGTGGATCTGGCCGGCGTCGAGGTGCGCGGCTCCGACTACGACCCCACGCAGCTGAATGACGCCATGAACAAGCCGCATCTGATTGGTGATGTGGTGAGCGAGTGGCGGCGGCTGGCGGATGGCCGACCGACGATGGTGTTCGCGGCGGGCGTGAAGCACTCGCGCACCATCGTTGAGGCGTTCCTGCACGCGGGCGTTGCCGCAGGGCATCTCGACGGAGAGACGCCGAAGCAGGAGCGCGAGGCGATTCTGAAACGCCTCGCGGATGGCCGTCTGACGGTCGTCAGCAACGCGATGGTGCTGACCGAGGGGGTAGACGTCCCCGTCGTGTCCTGCGTCGTCCTGGCGCGTCCTACGAAGTCCAAGGGCCTATACCTCCAGATGGCGGGGCGCGGGCTGCGGACGGCGCCGGGTAAAACCGACTGCCTGATCCTCGACCACGGCAACTGCACCATGGAGCACGGCCTCGTGCGGCGCGACCAGAACTGGCAGCTGACGGAGGACGCGCAACGCCGGCGGGGCAAGCAGGTCAGTTATGCCGAGACGTTTAAGGTGTGCCCGGACTGCGGCGAGGTGGCGGAGTTGCAGGCCGATGTGTGCGCGTGCGGGTATCGGTTTGCGGCGCGGGCGAAGCAGAAGCAGCTGAAGGTCTACAACGGCGTGCTTGAGGAGGTGACTGAGCAGCGCGTGCGAGAGTACACCGAAGCGCAGCGGAAGGCGAAGTATTTCCGGCTGTTGCATGAGCAGCACACGGGGACGAAGAAGGACGGGAGTCCGTTCTCGAAGGGGTATGCGTTTGTGAAGTACGAGGGGATTTTCAAGATGAGGCCGGAGAGCGGGTGGCGGGAGGAGTGGAATGAGAAAAATGAGGTTCTGCTGGGGTTGTACGGCTGCGCTTGGGCGCAGTGGCTGATCGATCAACGGCTGCGGGGAGAGGTGGCGTGATGACCATCGGCGACAAAACATTCCCCACGAAGGCCAGCGCCGAGTCATTCGTCCGGGAGATCTTGGCTCGATGGAAAGGTCAGCCGTTCATTGCGGGGGCCGACGCCGAATTTGTTGAGGCCATGCTTGAACTACATCCGCAGCGGAAGGAAGTGATTGACTGCGGGCTCAAGCACGTCAAGGTCCAGGAGATCGAGAAAGGATTTTTGAGGTTCTTGGCTGTGCGAGTCGATGGGTCCATTCGCGACTTTTCCTGGAGAAGCTGCCTGTCCCCGAAGTCGCAGCGTTCGCAAGTGATGAGCATTTGCCGGTCAATCGTTGAACCTCAGATTGTATACTTTCGCAATGAGTTTTGGCGGAAGTGCAAGCTGGCAAACTGCCCGATCACCGACGAGCCAATGACCATGGGTAATTCAGACGTTGACCACGCGCCGCCGAATACATTTGCCGTTCTGGTCGAGAACTGGCTGAAGGTAGTCCGCATGGACTTTGAGATCATCGAGGTCAGGCACAGCGCGGGATACCAGCAGCGATCCGTCTTTCAGGAGACTTGGCTTGAGCAGGATTGGGCGGATTATCATTCGCAATTTGCCAGCCTCAGGGTAGTGTCCCGCCTAGCCAATCGGAGCATTCTCCGCAGGAAATCATCGAATGTCTAAACTCATCGACGCCGCCCTCCACTACGTCCGCCGGGGCTGGCCGGTTCATCCGCTCAAGCCGCTGTCAAAGGTCCCGGCCACTAAACACGGCTGCAACGACGCCACCACCGACGAGCGAACCATTCGCGCCTGGTGGACCGAAAACCCGGACTACAACATCGGTCTCCGCACCGGTGTGCTGTGGTTCGTTCTCGACGTCGACTCGAAGCACCAAGACGCCGCCGAGTGGCTCGAATCGGTCAGCCTGCCGGAAACCATCACCGCCATCACCGGCACAAACGGCAGGCATTTCCTGTTTCGCTCGCCTGATTTCCCGGTGACCAATTCCACCTCGAAGATCGGTCCCCACATCGACATCCGCGGAGCCGGTGGCTACATCGTGGCCGCGCCGTCGATCCACCCGGAAACCCGGCAGGAATACGCCTGGGACTGCGTGGACGAGTTCCCGATCGGACACCCGACTGAGGCCCCGCAATGGCTTCTGGACCGGCTCATGCCGACCGGATCGCAGCGACTCGGCCCCGCCCCCAATATCATTCCGCACGGAGTGCAGCACACAACGCTATTCAAGTACGCCTGCTCCATGCGGTCGAAATACGGCATGACTGAGGAGGAGATGCTTCCAGCCGTTGTGGCGCTGTCCAAGCGGTGCGAGATCGTTCCGCCTGAGCGGAACATGGTCAAGCTGGTTGCCGACGTCTGCAAGCGGTACGCGCCGGGGATGTCGCCGGAGTACGCAACCCTGCAATCTCAGACTACCGAGGTGGTCGAGGCTGAATACGAATCGAGCGAAGTCGAGGTGCCCGCCAAACTGAGCCCCAACGCCCACGCCGATCGGATCATGCAGCAGCACGCATTCCTCAACCACAACGGCGTGCTTTACCAGTACAGTGGAACGCACTGGGCACAGATCGACACTGGGACACTGAAACACCTTGCGCTGCGGGCCGAGCCTAAGCACTCCAATATGAAGCGCCGATCTGAGATCGCCAATCGGATCGTGGATGAATCGCGGAACGACGACGTGCGCTGGCGCAACCTCGAGAAGTACGAGATCCCCCTCCTCAACGGGGTAATCGACGTTCGCTCAATGGCGCTGCGGTCGCACCGCAGAACCGACTACCTTCAGTCGTGCGTTCCGCACGAATACGACTCGTCGAGCACTTGCCCGGTCTGGCAGGAGTGCATGGATACCTACTTCGGCGGCGACCCGGACCAGGACGCCAAGCAGGACGCGCTACAGGAGTTCTTCGGCTACTGTCTCATGCCGCACGCCACCTACAAAAAGGCGCTCCTGTGCAAGGGCGAGTCCGACTGCGGGAAGTCCACCATTCCATACCTGCTGCGCGTCCTGGCCGGCCAGCAGAACTGCTGCGCCGTTGGCGTCGAGTCCATGGACGACCCGCGCAAGCGGGCGCCTCTGCGGGGCAAGCTGGTCAACCTGCTCACCGAGCTTACCAGCGACGCCATGATCGCCGACGGCGGCTTCAAGACGCTCGTATCGACCGAGGAGCCGATTTTGTTCGACGAGAAGTTCCTGCCGCCCGTTCTAGACGTCCCAATCGCCAAGCACGTGATCGTGACGAACGTGCTGCCGACCATCAACGACCGCTCAAGGGGCACGTTCAACCGGCTGCTACTGGTTTCGTTCAACCACGTCATTCCGCTGGCGCAGCAGGACCGGTCCATCTGGGACAAGCTGCGCGGCGAGATCAACGGCATCCTCCACTGGGCGCTGTACGGGGCGCAGCGGCTGTACCTCAACGGCGGGACGTTCACCAGCGTGGGCCGGGTGGAGGTCGAGGAATACCGGGCGAGCCAGAATCCGGCGGTGGAGTGGATGACCGAGGCGTGCGAGGCAGACCCGGACAGCCGAGCACCCCTGCCGGAGATGCGCGACCGGTTCGCCCGGTGGTACGGAAAGAACGTAACGCCCCAGTGGTTTGCGGCGCTGCTGCGGTCTGCCGGGGTGGAGATTACGGCTTCGCCGGTTCACATTGCCGGTCGTAAGTCACGGGCTGCCATAGGGTTACGACTGCTGTAGCGTCACCCCATCGTTCGCGCTGGCCCCGCTTCGGCGGGGCTTTTCGCGTTGCGGCATGGAACGCTGGAACGCATGGAACGCTCAAAACCCTATTAGCTATTTACCCATTAAGGTATTTGTTCTTCTTTTGTATTTTATGCGTTCCATGCGTTCCAAGAAGAATATATATATATAGAATCAATAGCTTAGGACGTCACGCTAGGCAAAATTCTTGCGTTCCACTAGCGTTCCATGCGTTCCAAGTGCTCCGGACACTTCCGCCGCAACTCCCGCGCCGTGACGACGGCGGCGTAAAATACAACCATGCCCACCTCCCCACCCCGCTGGTGCGCGCGCTGCAACCGCGCCCACTCCGGCGCGTGTCCTGCGCTGATCGCCGCCAGGCGCGGCCAGCAACGGCCGCCCGACAACCGGCCCGACTCGACAGCCAGAGGCTACGACTCCACCTGGGAGCGGCTGTCTCGCATGATCCGGCGCGAGCGTCCGCTGTGCGAGCATTGCGGAGTTGCACCGTCGCGCATGGTGGATCACATCGTGCCGCTGCGCGCGGGTGGTGCGCGGCTGGAGGTGGGGAACTTGCAGGCGCTGTGCCTGCCGTGCCACGCGACGAAGACCCGATCCGAGCGGAAACGGAGGTAGTACTAGTGCCTGTGGAAAACTTTCCACAGGTCGGGAGGCCGCGGCACCCCGAAAACAGCGGAAAAGGAGTACAAAAAGCGAAGACCTAACGGTTAGGAGGGGGAGGGGCTGTGGAAATCCTGTGGATATCTACGCAGCACC